TTTCCTGAGACGAAGACAGGCAAAGCAATTCGCAGTAATTCTGGTGGTAAAACATTTGGTGGCGAAAATACAAAACCTATTATGGAAGATTTAGGATATGAAGATGGTGGTGGCAACACAAGCAGATTTTTCAAATCAATCATCTACACAGCAAAGGCAAGTAAGGGTGAAAGGAATATGGGGTTAGAAAACTTTGAGAAAAAGAAAGTAAATGACGGAAGGGATACACCGATAGATAATGCTTTTCAGAGAGGTGAAACTAAGCGAACCAACACTCATCCAACAGTAAAACCTATCGCCTTAATGGAATACTTAATAAATATGGTAACACGAGAGGGACAGATAGTATTAGACCCATTTGCAGGTTCTGGTTCTACTTTAATTGCAGCTAAGAAGTTAGGAAGAAAATACATAGGGATTGAGTTAGAACCTGAATATGTAAANNGTTAAATTCAGTTCAGGAAAGGTTAATATGAAAATAGGACACAGATATTATAACAATTTAATAAAGGAACTTTATTGGAGCATTTACGAGTTATTCATTTTATTAAAGGATAAAATATGCCTAAAAAGAAAGTAGTTGAATGTCAGTTATGCCATATGATTATTGGTAAAGAGAGAATACATACAGAGCCGTACTACTTATACACATTAGGGAAAACAAGGGTTTTATGCGAATGGTGTTATGACGATTTACTAAATATGGCAGAACCGAATAGAAGTCTATATTTTAGGAATAAAAGGGAGTTTAATAACAAGAAGTTTTGAACGTATCGTGCAAAGAAACCCTTTATTTTATAGGCAAATTAGACTATAATAATAAAGTTATAAAGTTAGAGCGGAGCATAATAAATACACTCCGCCCAGAAAGGATTCTATGAATAATATATCACAGACAGACGATAGAAGCAAACAAGAAGTAGAGCCTGAAGAACAGAATAATTGGTGTCAGATACCCCACGAAGTTTGGGTAGATAATAGACTAAACCTACAAGAGAAGTGCTTATTTGGAAGAATAATAGCGTTAGCTATTAGTACTGGAAAGTGTTATAGCGGAAACGAATATCTTGCGAAAGAACTTAATAAAAGTAAGGCACGAATACAAGCAATGTTGAGTAAGTTAGAAAAGTTAGGGTATATTACAAGAACATTTACTTATAAAAAGGATTCAAAGGAAATAGATAAAAGATACATACAGCCCATATTGAAAACAATGATACCCCATATTGAAAACAATATCACCCCCCATATTGAAAACAATGTGGATAGAATAGATATATTAGATAAGAATATAGATAAATATAATACACTATCTTATTTGGAAGATATTCCTATAGAAGATATTAGAGATTTTATCAAGATATTTAACATATCAGAACGACAATTAAAGGAAAAAGCAGAAGAACTTGCGGATTACTGCAGGGCTAAAGGAAAGAAGTATAAGGATTACAGGGCTTTTTTACGGAATGCTGTTAGAAAGGAATATGGAAAGCGGAAGATTGAGAAGAAACCTTGGGAAAATATACCTGAATTACCTGACGAAGTTAGAACAGGAAACTTGAAAAAGATGAAAGAGATAAAGGAGGGAATCGGACTATGACATTTTATAAGGATTTAGAACGGGGAAAAGAAGCAGAGCATTTTATATGCGATTTGGTTAGAAGAAAATATCCAAGTGCTTATGTTATAGAAGGAATGGAGAGCGATTTTGATATTGTAGTACCGGAATCTTTAAGAAATACAATAGAGGTTAAAAGAGATTATGTATCTAATCAAACAGGGAATTATTTTGTAGAAACCGAAAACAATGGAAATAAATCAGGACTAAGTACTACAAAAGCAAAATGGTATGTATTCGTAGACGATACCGATGTAGTTTGGGTTTTAGTAGAAACTTTACAATATCTGATAAGGGAGTGGGGATTAAAAGAGGGAAACTTTGTAAAAGTTAATCCCCCTAAAAAAGCGTATTTAGTTCCAAAGAATAAACTAATACATAGTTTTTATTGTTTGTGGGAGGAAAAAGACAAATGCCGAACTATTCCGTTTTAGCAACTGATTTACACAATCAGTTGATTCAATATAAGAAGACAATGGGATTTGTATTATTTGGTATAGCCGAAATACTAAAGAAGATTAGGGATAATGAGTATTACAAGTATTTAGGATATGATACTTTTACTGACTATGTTCAGAATCCTGATGTAGGATTTAATCCAAGAACTGCCTATTACTACATTGAAATATATGAAACATTTATTTTAGAAAAAGGATATACGCCTGAATCTTTAATAGATTATTCGTATGATAAATTAAGAAAATTGTTGCCTATTGTAAGGAACGAGGAAAATAAAACAGAAGAAGTTATGGATAAAGCGTTAGCATTAAAGTGGAGTGATTTTGAGAAAGATTATAAGGAAGTAAAAGAGAATAATGGACACGAGGATTATTTGTCAGCCCCTGAGTTTTATCGTTGTAGTTGTCATAATAAATGGACTATAGCAGTCCCGATATCGGACTGCTGTCCTGATTTTCTTAAAGATTTCTATGAACTGCTAAAAAAGAAAGGATTTGACAATGAGAAAGAATAGTATTAACATAGCGTCAAAGGGGGTTAGAAATGACTAACTTTAGAACGTTAAATGATCACGATTTGAATAGAACAGCGATAAATCTTGTTTACGATAACTTACCTAATGAGGGAGTTTCTAACAAGATAAAAGCTAACGATATTCTTGGGCAAAATACGCCTTATGATATTCTATGGAACGATAATAAGATATGCGTAAGAATTGCGAATCAATCCACTACTTCAAGATTTCCTAAATGGAATTACACTATAAAAGCAGTTAATAAGGATATGGTAGATTTCTATGTATTTTTAGCATTAAAAGAAGACGAAGTTTACAAAGTATTTGTTTTACCGCCAGAGATAATTCCTGAAACTACTATAACTATAACTGAGAGATTAGGAGAAGTAAGATATAGTTCTTTTGCTACTACGTTAAGTGATATAAAAAACAAAATAAACGAAGTAAAAGAAAAGTTACCTGAATACAGAAAATTATATCAGGAGACGAAAATATGAGTGAAGAAAAAATAATTGAAGAAAAGATACAAGATAATGTAATTAGTAGATTTATGAGTAATACTATTTCTACTCAAGAGATTAACTTCGCTATGTGGGTATTGTATTGCGTATATGGTTGGAAACCCGATAAAGTAAAAAGATTTAAGGTAAATACTCTGTTATATTGGCTAAAGAAAGCAAAGAAAAGACTAACAGTAAGCAATGCGTTAATGATTGAGGCATATTTCAAACCAAAGGAGGAGAAGAAAAGTATATGGGGAAAATTAAAGACAAAAAGTTAACTTGCCAAGATTGTAAAAAAATATTTACTTTTACAATTTGGGAGCAAGAGTTCTTTAAGCAAAAGGGTTGGGCTGAACCTATTAGATGTCCCTTATGTAGGCAAAGGAGAAAGATACTAAAAAAAGCATTAGAAGACGGGATTTCTATATCCGACCAAGGAGTACACGAAGCCACTTGTGCTAAATGTGGAGTTAAGTTCTTTTCTACTCTGAGTATAAGAAAGAACGAGAAAGAATATTGTCCTGAATGTTGGAAAGAAATTAAAGGATTTTAATTCTTATCGTGGCAGGGATACTCTCCCCACTCTGCCACAATTGGAGATAAAATATGAGAATAGTAAAAAAAAGTAATTTAGAAGAATATAAAAATATAAAGACGGCAATTTATTCAGATTTCCGTTGTGTGATAAATAGGATAGACGACGATAATCTTATTTGTTTGTTCAGGGAATATCCAGGTAAAGTTTCTAAGAGGCAAAAGGAATGGATTAGATTTATTGCTAATAGAATTGCTAAAAGGGAGTTCGGGGAGTTTGAGATAACGGAGCCAAAGTCCGAATCATTTTATTTGTTAATAAGTAGAAATGATAAAAAAGAAACAGAAGAAACAAAAGAAGAAGTCAATAAATGATTACAAAGAGGAAGCCTGGAAAGAGTTTAGTAAATACATCAGATTAAGAGATTGTTTGCTAACAACAGGAACAAAAGATTACGGACTATGTTTTACTTGTGGAAGAAAAAAACATTTTAAGGATTTACAAGCGGGGCATTTTTTAGACGGAAGATGGAACTCTATTTTATTTGACGAAGAGGGAGTTCACGCTCAATGTAGGCAATGTAATTTGTTTAAGAATGGTAATAAGGAAGAATACGAACCAAAAATGATAGAACTTTACGGGAAAGAGAAAGTAGAGGAAATGAAAGCGAGAAAACAGATAGTTAAAAGGTTTACTATAGAGGAACTTATTAAATTAAAAGAATACTACCGAGAGGAGTATAAGGAGGCATACGAAAATAACTAATAAGGAGAATAAATATGTCTAAAAGTTTTAACATATCAAAAGAACAAACAGATGTTTTACAAAGAATATGGGCAATAGTAGGGCATTATTCTATCGTAAAAGAAATGGCAGAAAAGGAATTAAGTAGTTATATCATAGGAAAAGTATTTAAGGATATTGGATTAACCGCAGAGGATTTTCAATTTTGTAATATAGATATTATGAACGGGAAGATTGAGTTTGACGAGGATAAAAAGAAAGAAAGTTTGAAAGGGAAAAAGAATGAAGATAACTCCTGAAACTAAAATAGCAATAGGATTACCAAGAGGAAAAGATGGATTTACTTGGGAATGGATAGAATGTCTTTTGAAAATGTTTGCTAAGAATCCTGCGAAGTATATTCCTATAAGTGAACAGCGTCCTCACGCTCAAGCGAGAAATGATATAGCTAAAAGATTTTTACAAAGCGACGCTGAGTATATCTTATGGATAGATAGCGATACAATTTGGGAGGAAGACGATATTCAACTTTTGATGGACGTGATAGATGAGGGAGCAGATATAGTTACAGGGATTCAATTTGCTACAAGCGAACACCATTTACCACTTATAAGGAAATTAAACTTATCACTTGGGGTTATGGAACCAGTTGCTGTTTTACCTAAAGGCGAAAAACCATTTCAAATAGGCGGTTGTGGGTTTGGATTTGTTCTAATGAAAAGAGAAGTTTTGGAAAAAATGAAAGAGCCGTGGTTTGATTTTAGAAGCGGATTTTCTGAAGATTTATATTTTTGTATTAGAGCGTTACAAGAGGGATTTAAGATTTATGCTCAACCTTTAGTTATGGTAGGGCATATAGCAAATAAAATATTTGACGTAAGGGATTTTATTTCCATACCGGAATCTATGCGACAGGTGTATGTTCAGAACGCTATGATTGGCTCTAATCAATGGTTAAAAAGAGTTTATCCAAATTGGAGAGAGGATTTAGGATTAGATAATATGGTTGCAGGAAAGAATATAAATACAGCAGATTATTGGGATAAGAAGTATAAAGAGGAAGTAGAAAGCGATTATAATTGGCGAACTTATCCTGAAAAGTTTGAGTTTATCGCTAAGGAATTACTTAATACATTACCGGAGGATGCTAATGTTTTAGAATTAGGAGCAGGATTAGGGTTTTTGCTTGAGAAAATAAAGAAAGTACACCCGAAGTTTAATTTAACAGGAGTTGATATATCTTCTTATGCAGTAGATATAATGAAAGAAAAAGGATTTAACGCTTTTACAGGAAAATTACCTGAATGGTTAGAGGAAAATAATGAGAAAGTAGATTGTATTATTAGTTGCGAGTTATTAGAGCATTTAGACGACGAGGATAGATACAAAGTAGTTAAAGAAACTAATAGATTGTTAAAAGATAGAGGAATTGCTATCTTTACAGTGCCTGATAATGTATTTCCGCCTTATGAAATACCGGAGCATAGAATTATGTATAACAAAGAAACCTTTGAGGAGTTTTTGAACTATGCGTTCAATGGGGAAGTGAGTGTTTATAGAAAGAAGTTCAGAGTTTCAGATTTAGAGGGAAAGGAATGGAAAGAAGTTCCGTTCTTGTTTGGAATATGTCAGAAAGTTGACAGCGTATCAAGTTTAGTTTAAGGAAATGTTATGGAAATAGTTAATGTAAAAATTAGCGAACTGAAGTTCGCAGAATACAATCCAAGGGTTATGTCAGAAGAAGAGTTTAATAATCTACTGTATTCAATAAAGACATACGGACTTGTAGAACCTGTCGTAGTGAATAGAAAGAATAATGAAATAATAGGCGGACATATGAGAGTTCGTGCTTGTATAAATCTTGGTTGGGAGACAATTCCAGTCATATATGTTGATTTAGATGACGTTAACGCAAAGAAACTTAATTTGGCTCTAAATAAAATAAGTGGAGATTGGGATTACGATAAACTAACTACTCTTATAAGTGAATTGCAGAAAATTACGAGCATAGAAGAAATAGGGTTTAGTGAACATGAATTAGAACTATTATTAGCTTCGGAAGATAGAGTTTTCAACAATAATATGGAAGAAATACAGAATCAATTAGAAAAAAATGAAATGTCAAACAACACTATAGTTATAGAAGTTGAGCCAGAAAAGAAAAGAGAGATACTGGACAAATTCTTGGATATATTAAACGATGGAGGATACAAGTTTATACTTAGAAGATGAATGAAAGTCTACATAGCTATACAACCAAGTAAAGTAGATACAAAAGTAGCAAGAGATTTGGGTTGTAAGTACGGGCTTTTTAATTACTGGGATATAAGAACTTTGAAAGACGAAAGAATACTTGAGACACTAACAAGTGTTAAAGATGTAATGATAGATAGCGGTGCTTTCCATTTACAACACGAATCAAAAGTTGTGGACTTTGAAAAGTATTTAGATGGGTATATAGGATTTATTAAAAAGTGGAAAGATTACATAAATTGTTACGTTGAATTAGATGTGGACAATAAAGTAAGTTTATCAAAAATAGAGAGTTGGCATAAAAGAATGTCAGACGAGATAGGCTTAGACCCAATAATAGTCTGGCATCCACAAAGAGGGTACAAGAAATGGATAGAATATTGTGAGAAGTACGATTATGTGGGATATAGCGGTGCTGTTGAGCAAGGCATAAGAGTCGATATGAACGTGGAAGTAGAACTAATGTCTTGGTTTTTTGAAATAGCAAGGAAGTACAATACAAAAGTACACGGATTTGCTTTTACTAAACCAAAACAAATACAGAAAGGAATGTTTTACTCCGTTGATAGTGCTTCTTATTCCACGTTAAGAAGATATGGTTATATAACAAGTTTTGAAGGAGGTGATTTGAAAGTTAAACAATTAAAGAATAGAAGATTAAAAGGAGCGAGTGTGTATGTTCAAACGTACTTAGGAATGAAACCTTATGTGGAGTTCCAAAAGTTCGCAGAAACCAAGTTATAGTCAAAAGGAGACTAAAATGTTAAGCAAAATCAGTAACAAATTGAATAGTATGCGTAACGGTTGGGGAGAGTTCAAAACCGACCCGTTGAGAATGGGTGTTTCGGCGATTATGTTCTATCTGGCTTTCCAGATTTTCGCTGACATTCTCTCAATCAAGGTTACACAAGTGGCAGGACTAACATTCGGTGCTGTATTCTTTGTGTATCCACTAACTTTTACCTTCAGGGACTTGATTCAAAAGTTCCTTGGTAAGAAAGTAGCCAGAACGGTGATTGTTACTGCTTTGGCTATAAACTTGCTTATGGTTCTCATCTTCCAAATCTATGTGATGATGAAACCAGCACCAGGCAATGAGTTCGTGCAGGACGCAGTATCTTTGATTTTCGGAAGTACTTGGCGTATCATATTGGCTAGTATCGTAGCAGAGTTCATCTCTGAAATGGTTGATACCAATGTATATTCCAAATGGGTTAACAAGTTCGGGCAGAAACATCAATGGGGTAGAGTATTGTTCTCTAACATTGTGGCTGGACCATTAGATGTAATCATATTTAACCTGATTGCATTTTCTGGATTATGGCCTTGGGATTTAATCGTTGCAGTTACCAAGACGGAATTCGTTATCCGTATTGCTATGGCTGTAGTGAGTATCCCATTGATTTACATTGCTCCGTCACCCAACGTTGAGAAAATCAAGAAACTACTTGGCGTTAACTACGAGGAGTAATATCTAAGGGGGTTTGCTTAAATTCTGGCAACAGGACAGTAAACCCCCATCACTTACATTACGAACTAACTAGAACTAACAGGAACTAAAATGGCAAATAAAGAAATTAAAGAAAATTGGAGATTACAAGGAAAAATAGATTACATATCAGATAAAGATATGTCATTGGAGAATGTAGCTAATAAGTATGGAGTACATTTATCAGCAGTAAAAAAAGAAGCAGTTAAAAGTAAGTGGACAGAAGATAAAGATAAAATATGGGAGAGAGCAGAACAACAAGCTATCACAGAAGTTGAGGAAGGGATTGAAGATTTAATTAAAAGACACGGTAAAACAGCCCGTTCATTGCAGTTTATGGGACTTGAAAAATTAAACGAAGATAGAAAAAATAAGAAATTGAAGCAAAGTGTAGCGGCGAGATTAGTAACAGAGGGTTTGAAAGCCGAAAGGGAGTTATACCCTAAAGAATTAAAAATATCAGGGGATATCAAGAGTCAACATTCTCTCGGAGATATTCCTGAGGAGTTAATAGATGAATTCAATGAAGCACTTGAAAGAGCCATTAGAGGAAAATCCAAGTCCCTTAATAGAAATGGCAAAGATAAGAAGCCCTCTAACTTGGGCAATTAGTACTTGTAAGACTCCTAAAGGAGAGCCATTAGACTTTAAGGAACACCAATTTTTAGCGGACATATACAAGGATAAGTCCAAGGATATAGTAGTTCAAAAATCAGCACAGATGGGATTAACTACTTTTGGTATAAATCGTGCTCTATGGTTTGCCGATACTAATAATGTTTCAATAATTTATACCTTTCCTACGAGTGGAGATGTAAGCGAGTTCTCAAGAGCGAGAGTAAGTCCTATTATACAAGCAAGTCCGCACTTATTAGGAAGAACTGAAAATATAGACGCAGTAGAATTAAAACAAATAGGAGATTCATTTATTTACTTTAGAGGAACTTGGAATGAAAGACAAGCGTTATCAATAGACGCTGATATGTTAATTCACGACGAAACCGATAGAAGTAAACCTGAAGTTATCTCAATGTATAGGGAAAGATTATCCCACTCAAAGTATAAGTATGTAATACATTTGTCTAATCCGTCTATACCTGAATATGGAATTAACGCCTTGTATAACCGCTCTGATAGAAAAAAATGGTTTATTACTTGTCCGAAGTGCGGGGAAAAGCAAGTATTAAAATATCCTGAATCCATACAAGAGGGAAGAATCGGACACAATGAGATTTACTATAAATGTTTATTCTGTGGAGAAAGATTATCCGATGAAGATAGAAGAGGCGGAAGATGGATACCGACTAATCCCGGTAGTAAGATATCAGGCTATCATATAACTCAAATGATGGCTCCGTGGATAAGTGCCGAGGATATTATCATTAAGAGAGAAAATGAGAAGTGGTTACAAACATTTTACAATTTTGTATTAGGCGAACCTTACGCAGGTGAAAATGTTCCTATTAAAAGATTAGATTTATTAGAGTGTATTCAAGCGGGATACGAAATGCCTGATAGTTCTCCAAAAGGAACTTATATGGGCGTAGACCAAGGAGATAATTTACATATAACAATTTGGTTAAAAGAAGGGAATACTAAAAAGTTAGTATACTTCGGGGTTAAAGACGATTTTGAGGAATTACCTGATTTAATGGTTAAGTATAAAGTAGTAAGTTGTGTAATAGATGCTATGCCTAATAAGCATTCTGCGAGAAGATTTGCTTTACAATTTCCTGGTAAAGTTTGGTTATGTTATTACAATGATAATCAAAAAGAAAAAATAATATGGAAAGAAGATAAAGAAAAAAGAGAGTTTAGAGTAGTTGCTCATAGAACAGAAACTTTAGACACTTTAGCAGATGAAATACAAAATAAAAATATAATTTTACCAAAACTTACTCAAGATTTAGAAACTTACATTAGGCACTTGTGTGCTTTAGCTAAAGAGAAAGTAGATAAACCGGACGGCACTTATGTATTCAATTACATAGCCACTGGAGAGGATCATTTTGCACACTCTTCAAATTATGGTATGATAGCGTTAAGTAGAGCTACGACTGGCTCTTTGGCTGAAATAGATAATAAACCTAAAGAACGGGATAAACCGATTACTGCTGGTTTATTAGACTATAATTTTTAAGGAATATAAATATGCCAAAAGAGTCAATAATAAGTAGAATAAGAAAAAACTTACAATTCGGGAAACCGAAAAGAAACCTATCAATAGAGTTGGGCGGTTCAGGAACACCTATCTTCTCGGGAATTATAGATACAGGAGAATACCAACCGGACTTAAAAGGAAGTAAACTCATTGACGCTGTAAATCAAATGCGTTGGAGCGACGCTTCAGTTCAACTCGCGTTATTAACAGTTACCCTACCCGTACTATCAGCGGATTGGGATATTATTCCTGCTTCAGAAGATAGTCAAGACGTAGAAGTAGCAGAGTTTGTAAAAAGAGCGTTATTTGAAAAACTACCTTGGCAAGATAATCTAAGACAGGCGTTACTATCATTACCTTATGGATTTTTCATATTTGAAACTATCTATATGTTTGATGAAGACGGGAAGATTATTTGGAAGAAATGGGCTCCGAGAATGCCTAAAACCATTACCGCTTGGAATACTGAGAAAGGAGATTTGAAATCAGTTACTCAAACCTTTTACCAAGACGGAGATTATAAAACAGTAGAAATCCCTAAAGAGAAAATGCTTTTATTTGTAAATCAAAAGGAAGGGGATAATTGGTTAGGAACTTCTATTTTAAGACAAGCATATAAGCATTGGTTTTTCCGAGATAAGTATTACAAAATAGACGCTATTGCTACAGAAAGACACGGAGTCGGAGTACCGGTAATTACTTTACCAGAGGGTTATACTGAGTTAGATAAACGAGAAGCCGAAGAATTAGGAAGAAACTTACGAAGTAATGAGCAATCTTATATTATCCGTCCGTCTTCGGATTGGAATATAGAGATGTTAGATATGAAATCTAACACTATCAAAGACCCGAAGGAAATGTTGGAACACCATACTCGTGAAATATTAAAATCTGTGTTAGCACAATTCATAGATTTGGGAGGCAGGAGTGTCGGTAGTTATGCTTTGAGTAAAGACCAATCCGCTTTCTTCTTAAACTCAATGGATACAGTAGCCGAGAGTATAGAGAATGTTATAAATGAACAAGCTATTAAACCTTTAGTAGATATGAACTTCAATGTTAGGGATTATCCAAGAATAAATCACGGAGATTTAGGAATAACGGATATAGCGGAATTGACAACTGCTATTCAAGCAATGATATTCGCCGGAGTAATAACTCCTGATGTTGAATTAGAGGATTATTTGAGAAAAGTATTAAAACTGCCTGAGTTATCAGAGGATATAAGAAAGGAAGCCGAAAAGCGTAAATCACAACCAAAAGAAAATCCTGAAGAAAGTCCTGAAGAAAAAGAAAAAGAAGTTGAAATTGAAGAAGAGAAAGAAAAAGAAAAAGAAGTAAGAGCAAGTGAATTAAGATGGCATAGAGATTTAACTAAAGCAGAAAAACGAGTTAGATTTGAGGAGATTGATAGAGTAATGAAAACAGAAGAAGAGAGATTATACAAAGAATTAGTAAGAGTTCTATTAAAAGAAAAAGCATACTTATTACCGCTATTTGAAAAAGCAGTTAGAGAAAACGATTTAGCTTCATTAAAAAATATAGCAGGTAAGTTTAGTGGGGAATATGAAAGAATATTCAGAAATGGTATTAAGAAGATATTTGAGTTTGGTAAAAGTAAAGCAAGTTTAGAAATAAGACGGGCTATTCCGTCAACAAGTACTGAAATGGAAGAAATGTTATATGATAAGGCACATTATTATGCAAAGAAAGGGTATTCGGATTTAATTGACTCATTAAAAGCAGTAACCTCCCTTATGATAGTTAATCAGACTGATACTTTAAGCAAAATAGCCGAAGAGTTTAAGAGTTTTCTAAATAAAAATGTAAAAGCGGCTACGAGTTTAGCTATATCAGAGAATATAAATGAAGGTAGGAAATATGCTTTTGAATTAAATAAAGATGAAGTTTATGCTTATCAGTGGAGTGCTATATTAGACGGCGGTACTTGTGCCTATTGTAATTCTATGGACGGAAAGACAATATCAGCAAGTGATTCCAAGTCTTTTAATTCTTATCAGCCAGGGAGAGTTCACTTTAATTGTAGGTGTATATGGGTTGCGATTTTGAAAGATGATTCACCCTTACCAGCTTATACGGGCATACCGGAATCCCTAAAACCACAAACTGAAGTACCTCCTTGGGAGTTTGAAGATATTCCATTTCCTTTGCCAGGAAGTAGTTCAAAGGATATAAACGAAAGGTTAGGTTACAATGAATAAAGAAAATACAATGAAAGAAGATATAGCTGTTATTAAAAATGAGTTAGTTAATCTAACTAAAAACTTTGAGGAATTTAAGAACGATAACAAGAGATTTTGTGATAATACGACTGGTAGAGTTAATGATATAGAGAATAAGGCAATTTCTATCTCTGAAAGAGTATCTAATTTAACAGTATTTCAGACTGCGTTCTCGTTAATAATAGGGGCTATCGCTACTTATTTAGGTATAAATAAACAATGAAAGAAACTTTAATTTTATTAGGAGATTACATAAGAATGGTTAGTTATGGAACAATAATTATTTGTTCATTAAGAAATGTAACAAAAAGAAAGTTCAATAATATTCTATTCATTATTGATATTTTAATGGCATTATTTCTTTTGATAGGTAATTTGTTAGCGATGTGGTTTGGTTTAGATAGGGCAGATATAGGAACATTTATGAATTGTCCTGTAATTATTTGGGCGATAATACATTTTCGTGCTATGATTATCTCTAATGAGGAGGAATAAATATGCCTAAAGATTTCCAAAAATGCGTAGAAAGCGGCGGTAGAGTTATAACTAAGAAATTAAAGGATAATAAATATATGCATATCTGTTATCTTAATGGAAAAAGTTACGCAGGGGAGGTAAAGGAAATGAAAGAATACAGAATAAATAAACTAATATCCCGTATAGAACTGAATGAGTTTTCAGGTAAAAAACCTACTTCAGAAATAGAAGTATTAACAGAGGGTTATTGGGAACACCCTGAATACGGGGCAATAGAAATAACTCCCGAAGATATAGATAAGTTTGTAGATAATTTTCAAAAAAAAGTTAGAAAGATAGATATTGCTGTTGACCAAGAGCATAAACCTGATTTAGGAGCGGCAGGTTGGTTCAAAGAATTAAAGAAAGTAGTAGAGAACGGAGTAACAAAACTAAAAGCAGTAGTAGAGTGGACTGATATGGGTAAAGAATTGTTAAGTAAAGGGATTTATAAGTATTTTAGTCCTGAGTTTGACTTTGAATATGAGGATTATGAAACTCACGAAGTATTTGAAAATGTATTATTGGGAGGGGCTTTGACTAATCGTCCTTACTTTAAGTCATTAGCTCCTGTTCAATTAAGTGAAAATGTATTTATTTCTGTTGAGAAAGGCGGTGAAAATAAAATGAATGAAAAAGAAAATAAGGAACTCAATGCTAAACCTGCAGAGGAATCTAAAGAAGTTTCTGAAGAAGCTAAAAAAGAAGTTTCCGAAGAATCTAAAGCAGAGGATAACGCTGAAAAGAAGGAAGAAGAAGTAAAGGAAGTTAAGGAAGGGGAAGAGGAAGAAGGAGAGGAAGAGGAATCTGAAGAAGAAGAATCCGAGGAAGAGGAATCTAAAAAAGAACCCGAACCAATACAGGCTTCCGAACTTAATGCCAAAACTTTCAATGAACTCAAATCCAAGATTGGAGTTTTAGAGAAAAAACTAAGATTCAAGGAAGTGAGTGAGGAAGTTAACGGATATATCTTTTCTGAGAGCAATCCAAATGGTAGGTTGCTACCTAAATCTAAAGAGGTTGCTCAAGAACTTTTGATGAGATTATCCGGTAAGCAGTACGAGATATTTAAGAAGTTTTATGAAACTTTACCTAAAATGTCCACAATGATATTTGAGGAAGTCGGTAAAGGAGATGATATGTCAGCAAACGCTTCTGAACAACTTGTCACCAAAGCTACGGAATTATCCAAAACAGAGGGAATGACATTCGGACAAGCTCTTAAGAAAGTGTCTGCGGACAATCCAGAACTCGTCAAGGAAGTTGAAAAAGAATAATTGACGAGATAGTTATTTAATTGAAGGAGGTGTGAATAAATGTCGCAATATAACCCTAAAAACTTAATAACACTCAG